CTTCGGCATCCTTCGCACCACGCCAATCCTTGAGAATGTACTGGCTCAAGAGCTTGCATTGAAAGTCGTACTCTGTGATTTCACCCTCAATCACCCCGACTTCGCCAATCTTGAACCCATCGTCGGCCTTCGCAATCTGCCGCCGCACGCGCGCCAATCCAATTTGATAAGCGTCATCATCCAGACTGCGCAACAGCACTTCGGTGTCATCATCAAATCGAACCCAGCGCTGCGTCTGGTCAGACTCGAACATATCGGAAACGATTAATGCCATGAGCTCCCCTTACGCCGATACGGTCAGAATAGGCTTGGTCATTGCCGGTACGGACTGGATGCCAATATCGTAGGGCGCCTTGACCGCATCAGTATCACTGCCAAACTGCTTTCCGGCGGCCACCACGGTGCCGACAAAGTAATCCTTTGCCCCATTCGAGCGGGTCACGCAAAAACTGTACAGGTCGTTCGATGCCTCGGAGGCCATCATCAGCACCTGGCCAGCATCATCCTCATCCAGCGCGCATACCACCGATACAGTAATCGCCTGCCGGTTGCCTTTGATGATGGACGTATTTCCCGTACAAAGATTAGCGAATTCGCCCGTATTACGGCGCATCACCATCTCGCCTACCGATTCAAGTTCGCCCACCTGGGTGAAGGTCAGCGCATCGAATCCGGCTGCGTTATACGTCGCAGGTAGCGACGCGCAGACAGACAGGCAAGTACCCGCAGAAGTATGAGTAGCCATGAAAACACTCCCAATAAAAAAGCCGCCCAATGGCGGCAACAGAAAATCATTCAAGCCTTGGGTTTTCTGGGCGGCTTATAGCTTTGATGCGGCCCAGTCAAAGCAACCGGTTCTTCCACCGACCGCAAGATGCCGTGCGCGATATAACTATCGGTCAACTCTTGCGGGAACCGGCCCTGCGCACGGTCTCCCTTGATGAACTGGCCATACTTGTTAACGGCGTTCTTCGCGAACACCAGCTTTTTAAAGTCCACCTTGCCACCTCACGTCGTCAGAAAATACACTTGCACGTTCGCTTGGCAAAACGCGCCAGATTGTCCAACCACTACCAGTTGCGCCTCGCGGCATTGCAAGCCAGCAACAGACCAGAATTGGAAGTGTGCCGCGATGCCGTCTGCCAGCTTTACCAATTCAAGCGTAGGCGTTTGGCTAATCGCGCGGTCAAAGCATTGGATAACAATATTTCCGGGAATCCTGGCATGCGGCTGGCACAAACCGTTGACGATGGGCCTGGCGGTTTCTATCGACAAACGACACCACAGCCCATCGGCAGGAACCTCAAACCGCGTCAGCGTCTGATAATCAATGCGTGCCTGATCAATACCGCCAAACGTCATCATGCGACCGATAATCGTGGCACGTAATTGTTCGTAAGTCATGATCGTGCGTATTTTGCCCTAAGGTGTGAAAACGCTGGTCGATATATCCCCGCTGGTGCTTGCTCTGAATGACCATCTTCCAGTTTTTCGGCATACGATAAGTTTGTCTGCACCGTCACCATTTGGAACGGTTGTTGGGCCGATGCAATCACCGTCAGCCCGGTTTCCAGGGTCGCTCGACCGTTTTTATCCTGGTGTGCCACATCGGATCCGTGATCCGGCGCATCCACGCTGACTCTGTGGCTACCACGAAATGCACCCGTATCTACGGGCGAACCGGCCACGACCATTTGCAACGCCTCGGCAGCGATTTTGTTGCGATGCGCGCGCAAATCTGCCTGCATCACATTTACGAATGCGACAGGCCGCGTTCCCGTCCAGCCAGCCATTTCAATCACCACGAAGCTGAATTGTCCACGTCACTCCGGCAGCGTCTTGTTCCACATGCATGACGGTGTACGCCTTGCCAGCGTGCTCAATCACATCATCCACCTGTGGCCGATCCGATACCTCGGTCTGTAGCGCAGTCAACTTGATATCTGCACTTAGTATGCGCAAGCCGTCCACGATGCTGTTGGAAAATTTCCCGAATACTCCGCGCCCCGTGTAATCCGCGATACTGCCGGGTTGCGTCTGCGCAACCGGATCGGCCGGTGCGGATGGCACAAATCTACTACCGGTAAATGTCTGCACAGCATCGGCCAAATCGCTGTTGAATGCTGCGGAAACAGCGGCCGCAAGATCATCGCGCAAACCCATAATTAGCTCCTTTTCAAAAACATCACGCCAGACCTATCCGGTAGCCATGGTTTGAGCAATGCCAGTGCTAGACTTTCGCCTGCTGTGTAAGTCCTGGCTGTACTGGAAAAGCTCTTGCTACTGGAAACATCGCCAGCCTGTACTGACTGACTCAACACGCCAATTTCCTTCGCGCCGTAAACCAGACCCATTGCCGCGTCTCGTGCAATTTCAGCGCCAGCCAGCTTGAATGCATCGGGAACCGGATCGACGGTAGGCAGACCTTGATTGATCATCCAGACATTGGCGACCATTACGGCACGCTCTTTTTTGTCTGCTGCCGCCCAGTCTTCGCCTAGCTTCGTGTCCACGTCTTGGGCTGTGACATAAATGTTCATCGCGGCTACCACCAGCGGATGGCGGCGATAATTTCAGGTACACGCCAGCACACAATCGCCAATAGCGCGGCTGCTGTGACACGCCAAATTCCGTAACGTTCAAGGTCGTCTTTCATAAAGTCCACCAAGGGATTTAAAATCCACTGCAAATCACTCCTATGGCTCGTATAGGGGTTGATACAGAAAGCCCCGTCAGATTGCCGTCTGCGGGGCTTTCGCTTGTTCGGGGTTTGCGGAACTTATAGATTAGGCGGCACAACCTTTCGCCCCCGATGTGGTTTGACGCGTTTGCGATCTGGGTTCATCTCTGTGCCTAGTGGCTGATTTCCCTTGCCATCTTCAAACATGGCACGTAGATACCCACCGTCTCGGACTTCTTCCAACGTCAATGGATCGAACTCCATAGTGCCAATTTCAACACGCAACCGCCCATCCGGCGCAACATTAAACACTGCGACGACAATCCCTCGCGCCTGATAGGCATCACGCGCCAAGCGGCCACGGCTCAAGCCATCCTCGACTAACACCAAATCGAAGTCCTCAACCTCCCCTCGGTAATAGTCCAGGTTGCGACTCGCTGTTTGCGCCTCACACTGGCGAAATCCCTCTGCAAATGCAGATGCGACAACGTGGTTTCGCGTGCTTGCATAAATGCCTATCAGCATAGCTATCCCCTATTACGGCTTGGTGGCCAAGTCAATAATCACGCCCGCCGTCGCTTTGTTGCTGTTCGCATGCTTGCGCCAATTGTCACTTGCACCCAATGCGGCCAGATTCGGGTTTACGCCCGCCGTGTCCTTCCAGGAATATCCCATCAGGTCTACGTTAAACGTACCTTCAGCACGAAAGCCAAGCGCCAAATTTTCCTGACTGTCTATCAGGTAAGAGCGAACGCCTGGCGCTTGGGATTCGGTGATAATCGCTGCGCCTGATTGCAGGCCAAAGATTTTTTCGGCAGGGATTTTGTCCGATACCAGTACGGGCTTGCCCATCGTGCCAGGCGAACCGCCGTACACCACAACACCAGCTTCTTCAAAGGTCTTCTTGTCGATGGCGTCGTCCACCAAATCGAAATAGGTTGCGGAATCCATTGCAAAGAGTGCAATCCGGTTGAAGCGGTCGCCGAACTTGCGCATCCCCTTGGTTAAGACCTTCTTGCTGTCGGCAGCAAACGATGCGCTGGCAACCATGTTGGTGTTTGCACTAATCGCCGCACCCAAGGCTGCAAATGCCGCAGCAATGAAATAGTCCAGGCTAGCATCGGCCATATCCTGACCGACCAGCATGGAAAATTCCTCGGGGCTGCGAGCGCGACGCTTGAATTGTTCCTCTGTCGCTTCATACGGCCCGTATTTCCAGGGAGACTTCACCCCGACCATTTCATCGGCGCTAATCTTTGTCCCAACGGTAGGGTCAGTGGAATTGACATTCCTGTGCGCCAAACTGCCACCAATCTTATAAAAGGCGCGCTTTCTCAAGTCGCCTTCGATCAGCTCATTGCGCAGCACCAGCGCGCCACCAGATGCCGTATTGAACACATCCAACACATCTTGCATGCGTTCCAGATAGGCGGTTTGCGCCAGATCGTTGTAGATAATCACATCACTGTTAACTGTCGTAGCCATGGTTCACCCTTTATTTGGGAAGTAGTAAATACGCGTCCCTGCCGTGCTGCGCGAGAAACTCGCGTGCTTCGACCGGGGACATTTGAGAGCGCGTTTTTACGGCCTTGCCGCTGCCACCGCCTTGTGCACCTGCGCCCTGGGCACGGGGGAAAAGATGTGGTGCAGATTCACGCAAAGATTCCGCCCATTCTTTGGGGCTAAGCGGCGTTTTGCCATCCTTGCCGTACACCACGTCACCGTCTTGCATGGCAACGGCCTTGCCGTCTTCATCCAGACACCAAATCGAGGAGCCGCGCAGAATAAAGTCATCCAAGGCACTTTTTTCTGCGCCTACTTCCAATGCAGCACCACGGATCACATCACCTAGGGCGCGTGCCTCAAGTGCTTTGGCACGACTTTCAGCCTTGCCACGGTTTTCTTGCTCCGCCTTTAAAGCCTTGTCGTATTCGCCGCGTAGCCGCTCTGTGCGACGTTCAATTACCTGATCGATCTTGCCCTCGGCAATCAATTTGGTTTCTTCGTCCTGGCCGGCCTTTTGCAACAGACCTTTGACCGCATCAATATCCAATCCCTCGAATTGGCCCTTGAGCGCATCAAATTCAGATTTCAGCTTGCGATTGTTACCAAGCAGCTCCTGATTTTTGGCTTTCAAGCCATAGACTTCTTCATCAATGGCTTGCTGAACCTTATCGGACAAGGATTTCTTGAATGCGTTGGACTGCTGTTCGTCCAGCTCCAATCCAAGCTCTTTTGGGTCGATTTCAAACGGCATGCTATTTCCCCTTGGGATGGTTCAACCCGCTTGGCGGGCATAAAAAAATCGCCACTTGGGCGGTGCGAAAAACTGCTTTTGTTCTCATGCACCAAAAACCTGACGAAACGTTTCGGCATCGCGCATCCTCAATTCTTCCAGGCTATATTGCCTGCCTGCAATCGGGTCAACGAATCTATCGATCGTATATCCGCCTTCCTTATAAAGACGGTATCGTTTCTCTCCCAGCCACTCGCGCTGGAATGCTGCATCTTGGCTCGCAAACCATTTACCGTGCGTGGTGGTCGCCGCGACTTTCCCTACCTTCAATCCAACGTTCTCACGCTGCTTTTTCGTCATCTTGCCAATCGGACGGAAACTACGTTGCCCATCCCGCCCGCGTACTTTCAATGCCCGCACATATGGCCGCATGCCTGTGCTATCACCGTCCAAATCGGGTGCGATGAGTGAACGACAATTCGGATGCAGGGGTGGCACAGGATGAGATTCCCCCACCCGCCAGCGTTTGCCATCTAACGACGCACACACCTTGCTAGTGCGCCCGTCAAGCGTCGCCATGAATCGTAAGTACGTCACGCCCAACTGCTCGTAAGTATCAAGCATGGCCTGATTGCTGATGTGCGTTCTGGCCGTTCTGATCAACCTTTCTGCGTCGGCCTTGGCAACCTGTACGATTCCGTCTTGATAATTCAGTGATTTTGTACCTCGCACCGACCGCACGATTTGCGTATGACTCAATCCGCCCGTCACCCCAGACCGTACCGTTGCCATCACCCGTTGCGCATGTGTCGCACCAAACGCATCAAGCAATTCCTGCACCAGCCGACCGCCGTAGGGCGCGTGACCGCTCATGGGTCGGTTCATCGCCCGTTGATACATCGCGGGCTCAACAATTTTTGGTTTGGGCAGACCAGCAACCACCTTACCCATGACCGATGCCACATAACCCGCTTCATAGGCCGCCAGTTTCGGTGCCGTGCGTTGCCATTGTTCATTCAAATCCGCTCCTATCGATTCGCCATAATCACGTATAGCATTGCGCAGTTTCTTGAGTTTGGACGTCTTGTACTGCCCCGATAAGAATGCTTGCATTTCCGACTGGCTAAAACCGTCCAGCAGATACAGCAATTCCTTGGCAAGGTCGCCGGTTAACGCCAGCAGTTGGGCAGACACGGCGTTGACCACCGCAGACGACGCGCGAAACTGGTATGCCGCGTGCTGCGTCAACGCTTGTGCAATCGCATTTTGCGCAGCCCGTATCGTGTCGTCATTGCTCGCCATCTTCGATCACACCACTGGGGTTCTCGATATGCAGCGCCTCCTCGTTATAGGGGCGCTCGGGCAACTTGCCACCTGTCACATACAGCCAATACGCTTCGTTGCTAATTTTTCCGGCCATGGCTGCTTGTAAGAGTTGTGCTGCCATCTGGGGATCGACATTGACGCCAGAGAAATCAGGCTTGACCGAAAACCGAACTTCCTCGGCATTTATACCGATTTGATCGGCAGAAAACCGTAATGCTTGCTCCACCGCCTCCGCAGCCGTGATCACCACCGAATGCAGTGTTGCATGCTGGTCATCCTGTCTAGCACGCCGCGCGTCCCCCGATTCAACGCCGCCAGCATCAATGACACGCGCACCCGCCTCCAGTGCTGCGTTTCTCTGCTCAAGCATGGCCTGACGGATTTTTTCAATCCCGTTACCGGAAACCTCCATATATCCGCAAGCGGCATTGGGCGGCAACATCCAGACCGCAGCCGGTCCCGTCACGCGCAGACCTACCCCATCATCCAAACCGGAAACCCAAGGCTGCGGATGTGCTGTGCGGTGCAGCGACTGATAATAGTCGGCGGACAACTGATAATACTTCAGAGCCGCCTTCGCCATCGTGTATAGCGGAATTTCGTCTACATCCGGCGCATTATCGACTGAACCGGCAAACACGACGGGAATGTAGTTCAGACCATTCACCAGCGTTCCATCAACGCTGTAAATTCCAGGAATACTTTCGTCGGTCACAGGTGAGCCGTCTTCACGCAAAAGTCGCACGCGGCATTTGCCATTGAGCAAGTCAATCACGCGATACACAATTTCTTGTTCATGGCCGTAATCGTCAGAGCCTTGTTTTTGGTACGGCTCGCGCAATACTACCAACGTCAAATCGCGGCGACCGTCAATGTTGGATTCTTTCCAGTTAATCGCATCCTGTGTATCATAGACAGCAATAAACGGTTCGCCATTGTCATCCACATCAACAACCAATATCGATCGCCCAAATACCAGGGATGCCGCAACGATACGCTGAAACAACTGCACGACACCAAATCCATCACCCGTGGCGTTATGTAGCATGCCTTCGAGGCGTTTGGGTAACTGTACTTCAGGCTGCAACCGCGACACCATCCCCATCATTGACCGCAAGCTGTCTTTCACCCAATGCGGATACTCTGCACGCGCAAGGTAACTGGCGTAGATGTAACGGTTGTCTTGGTCAAGCTTTTCTGCCTCAATCATGCCCTCCGTCTTGGGCAAACGCGCAGCATTCGCCTTGACGGCGCGCTCGCCTTCGAGCGCTTCGTTCATCATCTCAAAGTCTGGCAAAGCCTGTTTGTATTCAGGGTGCTGTGTCGTCACTGGCATTAATTCAATCCTGGTATGCGTTTGGCTACGGCCTCGCGTCTGACAATCGGGTAACGCCTAGCGATGAAATAGCCACTTGCATCGTTCAAATGGTCAAAGCCTAGCGTTTTGTCCGGTTCACCAGAATCGTCATAAACCTGACGTTCCAGCGCGTGTATATAACTCGGGCATTTTTCCAGGTTCACAAACAAACGCCTCTCATCGTAGGCATTACAAAGCATGGCATTCATGCTGTTGATTCTGTCCCTCACGGAAGGATTGCTGGCATTGACCACAACCGAGAATCCTGCCCTTTTCAGCAGAGACAAATCCGACTCACTGGCCCCTACCGTCTTGCGGCTGTTCCCGCTGGCGTCAGGGTAGACCGTAATGGTGTGGCCGCCATATCGAGCACCGATTTTTTCAATCATGGCTGGGGTATCGAATACGTCCACAAATTCATCTACGGCATGGGGTAGTCCATCCCGAATGACAAACACGACTGCGGCCATTTTCCCAACGTTAAAGTCCATGCCGATATGCAGACTATCGCCACGCTGCACAGTCTGTTGTGATGCATTCAGACGCCGGTCGAAGCAGTAGTAAATGACGCCGGAATAATTTTCAAAGCTCGCTTCATATTCCTGTCGAAACGTGCGCGCGTCCATACGCCGTCGCGCTGCTTCAATCTCCTGCTCTGGAACATTGCCACCTTGCAGCGATGTGTACAGCCAGCTCTTGTGATCTGGCTCCTTGCCCTGTCCATCAAGATAAGTGTCGTAGCAATGGTTAAAGCCCATTGGTGTGCCGATACGCAATGCATGGCCGCCAACATGATCAATGCCGTTAACCGTGTAGCGACACGTAGACAACATGGGTCGCAGCACCTCTTCCCATGCCTGATACGGACAACTCGCCCACTCATCCACCAACACGAAAAATAGACCCGAGCCGCGCAGATTGTCATAATCTGCCAGCCCCACAATGCGGATAACGTGCCCGCTTTTGAGCGTGATTGAGCACTCCGTTTCATTGGGTTTACCCACTCGCCACGACGGCGGAATAGCTTGCTTCAGTCTTCGCCAAAACACTCGCTTGGCCTGCTTGAACGTCGGAGCGGCATACCAAATCTCGTCCTCTACGCTCACGCCCCAATGTTGCGCCAAACGCGCGGCGCGACGTATCTCCGCTTTACCTAGGAACGTCTTGCCAAACCTGCGGCCGCACACCGCATCCCTGAATCGCGCCGATTGCTGCCAACCCCATACGTAGATATTGGCTTGTTTGACGGTCAGATCGACGCGACCATCAGAGTATGGGTTTATCCGGTGCTTCCTCATCATTGCGTAACACGTAATCCTCTGGCAGTGTGCTTTCCTCCGATGCGACAGGCTGCACCTTTGCCAAATCAACCCGCGTGCGCTCCAAGCTCTCTATGCGCGCCATTAGCTTATCCACTATCGGCGACCAATCCCGCTTTTTGAACACCTCGTGTTTAACCATCTCGGCATAATCAGGCATCCCACCCAAAAGCGCAGGCGATTCACTGCGTTCGATCAGTTCAAGTTCATCATTGCTTAATTCCGCTTTCAGCGCGCGCGCTAGTCGAATCTTCGCCATGCGTAACTCGTTATCAACGCTGCCAAGTTCCACGTCATACCAGACCAGCTTTTCTTCCGCAGTCAAACCCTTGGCATAAATGCCATGTGTCAGGTGGTTCTTGGAACCTTTGGGCGGGCCACTGCTAGCGCCGCCATGCAGCTTGCACCGCGTCTTGCCCTTGACTGCATGACGTTTACACGGCGTTCCATTGCGCGTTTTCGCTCCGCACAGCGCCATGCGAAATCACCTTCATTCATTCATTCATGGGGTTAAACAAAACGCCCAATAAAAAACCGCCCGAAGGCGGCCTGATATTGGGCAGATATGTATCAACTACCGGAAATCGCAGCAACCCGACGCTGTGCGGTCTGCCGCGAAAGGCCGCGGTTCAATGCGGCTTGATATGCTCGGCGCTGCCCGATATTCATCATGCGAACTCTCATCACACTCTCCTGTTAAAGTTAAATTGACAATCTGGCATAGTCTTCGTCTATCTTCGGATCCGTCTTTCTGATGTTGGACGCTGGCAGATCAATCCCCATTCGCTTGGCAATTTCGTCGCCAGGCAAGTATTTGTCACCAAGCTCGACCCACTGCATCGCCTCAAGAAAACGCGCTTTCTGTTCCCGTGTCCGGAAACACACAGCAAACCAATATTCCGAGTCTATGACATTCTTGAAGCGCTCATTTTCAACCTTTACGCGCGAACGAAAACCTTTCTTCACCGCATCAAGTTCTGCAAGAGAATCTCGCTCCGCATTACCAACAGTTGCTGGCATGTTGACCAAGACGGGCGCACCTTTGGATGCTTTCGCAGTTTGCGCTGCCTGCTTGATTTTCTGCGCTTTAGCCTTGGCCATGGCTTTCAGTGATTCCTTATCCCTGCTCATGCAGCCACCCTCTCAAAACGGAACAGCTCAAGATCAGCCAGTGGAAACCATTCCAAGACGCGCTGATAATCACGTGGGAAATGCTTTTTCATCGGTGCCAGAAAGCGAATATCCAGCCCGTCAAACGTTCTACCAAACACTCGATAGTCTGGTGCCAGCTTCACTCCGGCCCGCTCGAACTCGCGCAATAAATCTGCCTTTTTCCAGTCCCAGACTGGGTGATACTTGAGTCCGCGCTTGTTGATCGGCCCATGCGTTTTGATGGAAACCAGCCGGATAGGCGAATCTGCCGACCGCACACCTGTGGCGTACATCATTTCATCTTGTAGCCCGTAGTCCTCGCGCACCA